TTGAAGAACTGAAGGATAAAGATTAACATATATTACAGCACTATAAAGAGAGTATTAAATTTATAGATATTTTGTATAGATATGTTAGAATGTCCACACATTACTCCGAAAAACTATGATCAATCTCGATGAGCGCTATCAATCTTATCTAAAAGGCAATAAGAAGATGCGTATTGATGGAGTTGGTGAAAAGGTTAAAGCATACGGTTGGAGAGATGATGGAAGTGATATTATTGGTCACTATGTTATTACAGAGAACTATAAACTTCACTATAATATGGATGCTCAGTTTATTAAGTTGGAACCACTTAAGAAATTGGTGGTCACTTAAAGAACTGTCACATCAAATTACACAAGCACCTCTCTGTGCCCTATAATAACTGTATTGAAAGAGAAGACCTTTCTTTTCACGGCACTTTTAATTATGACACATCACGTAACTGGTCGTTACATTGACTTTGACGGTCGTTCTCATAACTTTTCACTTGACTCTGATGTAGCAGATCGTGGTCACATTGAAGATTTAGTTGAGGCGCGTTATCCTGCTAAAAAGGTTTATATTAATCATGTAGGTGTTGATCATGCCGCACGAGAGGCAGAACGAAAGCAACATAATCAAGAAGAACGAGAACGTCGTGAACAACAGGAGGAACGATTAACATCTGGTAGTTCTTCTAGTTCTTCTAGTTCTTCTAGTGGAGGAAATCCCCGACCGGCAATAATGGGGTTATTTGATAATGATGATGATGATGATGACGACGACGAAGGAGTAAGTGGTGGAAGCATCTTAGGTCTTCTTGCTATAGGTGGCGGACTTTGGGCATTCTTTACATTTACTCCTTTAATTTTGATGCTACTTGGTGGTGCTTTTGGTACATGGATTGGTGAGTTTGCTACAAATCAGGGGTTAATTGATTATCGTGAGATAAAAGAACCTACTAGCGATCAACGTAAAAAAGCAACAATTGCTTTAGCATTAGCATTACTTTGTGGTGGATATGGATTCGTTCAAGGAACTAATATGCAAAATGGATGGAATACTCCTGATACAATTGAAGAGGTAAAAACAAAATGAAATTTGTTATTTTATTATCCACATTATTCTTTATACCAACACCGGCATTTTCTCAACAGACAAATGTGTTTGAAGAATGTAAGCGTTATGTGCATAAAGAACAGTATCTTCCTGGTTATTATGACAACCAGGGAAATTATAGGTCTGGACGTATAAAGAGATATAAAGAGAGAGTACCTTGTAATGGTAATAATAATGGTGGTTATCATCGATCCTATAAACCACAAAAACCAGTAGGATGTAATCAAGGAAGTAGAGTGTTTAGTGCTATACTTGGTGGTGGTATTGCTGCGGCAGTATCCAAACCAGATGCTTATAAATGGTCAATTCCTCTTGGTGCTATTACTGGCGTAGCAATGGATAAAGCAGGTTGTCCATGAATTTCTCTTACTTGACACATCAGTGAAAATCTGATAGTCTGTAGTTATATCGTGTTTTGAGCACATTTTTCCTTTTGTTTTAATTTGATTTTATTATGAACTCACTTAATGTTCTGTATGCTATTCCTTTAGCAGCAATTATGGCGGCACCTGTATCAGCACAGGCACAATATTATCCACCTAATTATTACAGTCACGGCAATAATGCTCCGGTAGTTGTTCCTCCTACGGTTATTAATACAGCACCAGCAAGAACATATATGGATCATGAATCAAAGAAGTCTTGTAATGAAACAGAGATTGATTTGTTCCTATTTCGTATTGGAAAAACATCTGGAGATTGTACACCTTAAATAATATATGCTATTCTACACTGACCATAGAAATGCAACAGTTACTGATTTTACTGTTGCTGAAGTTCCTTTTAATGTGGTAGTTCCATTTATTAAGAAGTGGCATTATAGTCATAGTGCAAGAGGTCAATCACCTAAGCATTCTTTTCTTTTAATGAATGAAGGTGAAGCAATTGGCGCAATGATTTATGGATACTTTGCGATGAGAAATCAGTGGAAAAAGTATTCAATCTATGGAGCAGAAAAGGAGTTTGATATTATTGAACTTAGGAGACTTGTGTGTATTGATGATACTCCTAAAAATACTGAGTCATACTTTATAGGACAAACTATTCAGCATTTAAAGCAGACTGGTGACTATAAACTCATTGTTTCTTATGCTGACCCACATCATGGTCACGCAGGAACAATATACAAAGCAAGTAACTTTATTCATGCTGGTATGACATCTCCTGGTAAGATTATCAACTTTAATGGTAAGCGATATCATGATAAATGTATCAGAGATATTAACAAACCACATTTTGCAAAGACAGGTGAAAGAATACCATGTAAATCTGCTACTAAACTTATCAACGCATTGAAAAGTGGTGAGGCAGAGATGGTAGATACACCAGGAAAGCATATCTATTTGTATCCATTAAATAATAAGGTGAGGAAACTTATCAACAAGAAACATGCGGGTAACTGAGAGAAGAGTAGTCTCGCCCTGAGATTATGTGATAGTGCAACTCTATCTACCCGCTTTATTATATTATAAGACTAATCCATGCCTAGAAAAGTATTTGCTGAATCTGTTAAAGTAAGGAAAGCACTTATAATAAAGTATAAGCAAGAGCATAATACTTGTCCTGATTGTAATCGCAAGTACAAACCAATTCAAATGGATTTTCATCATCGTGATCCATTAACCAAAAGAAATACAGTAACACTTTTAGTTAATGATGCTTATAGTATGGAAACAATTTGGGAAGAAATTGCTAAGTGTGATTTAATCTGTGCAAATTGTCATCGATTGAGGCATGAGAAAAATAATCTTTTTAATTTCTTTGATTTTGTTGAAGGAGAGGATGATTGAAGAATATGTTTAATAGAAATCCATCAAAAAAGAGCATTGATATTATTGCTGATGCATTGTCAGTTGATATAATGCATCATATTATAAATGATCATTATGATGAAGTTTATGAACTTTATGATAGGATTATTGTCAATTATCTTAAAGAAAATCTTGACTTAAATGATTCTGATTTTCGTAAAAAATTGATTAAAGAGATTATGAATCATTATATCAGTAGAGACGGTTAAGGAACTGTCCCAAGGTATCTCCATAAGGTCCCAGGGCACGTTATACTATTTGTATGATGAAACTAAGAGCACATCAGCAACGCTGCCTTGACGCCATGAGGAAGCACCGTAGGGGTCAAATTATTGTACCTACTGGTGGTGGTAAGACTTTGTGTATGATTAGAGATGCAGATAGGCAGTTTAATAGTTGCAAATGGAGTGTATTCCTTAAGAATGTTGATAGAAAGACCATTGTAGTTGTATCGCCACGTATTCTATTAGCACAACAACATAGTGAGGATTTCTTAAGTTTACTTGATATAAATCCTATGCTACAAGTTAAACCTTTGCATGTACATAGTGGATATGTATCACAACAATGCACCACTAATCCTGATGAGATTGTGAAGTGGACAGAGGAGAATTATAGGTATAATAAACTTATTTTTACCACATATAATTCTTTACATAGGATACAAGAAAGTGGTATAGATATAGATACAATTTATTTCGATGAGGCACATAATAGTGTTCAGCGACATTTTTTCCCTGCTACTGAGTTTTTTGCTAATGTGGGTGGAATACGCTGCTATTTCTTTACTGCTACTCCTAGGCACTCTACTACTATATCGGATCCTGGAATGAATGATGAGGAGGTTTATGGTAAAGTTCTAGAGCAAGTTAGTGCTCCTGAATTGATTGTTCAAAAGCATATACTCCCTGCTAAAGTGGTAGTTAAGCAGTTAGATATGATTAAAGCAGGTAGAGCACCAATTGAAACAGATGCTGAGAACTTATTAACAACTCTTGATGATATTAAGGTTGATAAGGTATTGATTTGTGTTAGAAGAGTATCTCAGATCATCAGGATGACTGAGGAGACTAACTTCTGCAATCAGTTACAAATGCGTGGATATAACTGGATGTATATCACTGCCAAACATGGTGGAGTTGTTAATGGTGAGAGTGTAAGTCGTGAGAAATTCTTTGAGACATTAGAGAGATGGGGTAAGGATGATGATATGAAGTTTGTAGTATTGCACCATAGTATTCTATCTGAAGGTATTGATGTACCAGGACTTGAAGCGACTATTATGATGCGGAATATGAATTATATTGCTATGAGCCAGACAATTGGTCGTGTAATTAGAAAAGGTAATAAGGATAAGACTCATGGATTATGTGTGGTGCCTGTTAGTGACCGTGTTGGTATCTCTACTGCTAAGAAGTTAAATGCTGTGGTTGATACTATTTTTGTTAAGGGTTTGCCTGCTGTTGGAATCACTGGTAGATGACTAACATCAAACAACGCAAACTTGAAATCTATTGTCAAGCAACATTCAATGCACTCAAATCAAACTTAGACTTATGGGATGAGAATGATCCTGATGTGGTGAGGATTATCACTCGTCAGTATTATGAAGGTGTGTTTAGTTGTCAATATGGTGACACAGGATTGATCAGTGAAGATGCAATGAATAATAGCTTAGAGAGGACCGATGATCATTGTTTTTCTCCTCAATTTGTTGGTCGTTTTGTGATGGATAATGCGGATGTTTATCTTATTGACTATGATAAATTTAGAGAGGTTTTTATAGCATCTTGTACAAAGATTAAAGTTACCAAATCAGAGAACAGAAGATTACAACAACTCACTGAGAATAAGAGAGGAGAGGTGTATAAAGTCTTTGTTCCAACAGATAAGAAATATGAACATCTTGGGATCAAATTGTATAAGCGTCCAGAGAATAAGGTAAGATGGACTGATGCACAACCAACAGATGAGAAAGTAACTTTTCTCCCACAACTTTTGGACTATGAAAAACAATTCATTGTTCCATAAAGGTGAAGCAGCAGTGGCAACTGTTCGCAGATAAATAACTAAAAGGAATCTCTGATTAAGATGAAATCATATCAGCAACTACAGGAAGACATTGAGCAGCGTCGTGCAGCAGCTGCAAAAAGTGCAAAAGAAAGAACTGATAATTTTACTGATGATAGTAGAAAGGAGATGGATAGAAATAGACAATCTTCAAGTTCTTCTGGAAGTGATAATAATGTATCCGCAGGACAAGGTAGCACTCTTAAAGATAAACTAGGAGATGCAATCAATAAAGATATAGCTAGAGCAGCAAGAGGTATTAGAAAAGCACCAGGCAAAATAGCAAAAAGTTTAAGTAAGGAGAAAGGAGAAGTACAGAAAAAGAATGAGGTTAAGAGAGCACCATTTAAACCTAAGAGAGCAT